GATGAAGGCGATTATGAATGCGGTAGTTGCTGTAAGTAGACATGGTATCATGAGTATACCAAACCACCCCACGTAGAGACGGTTGTTGGTACTAGTTACCCAGTCGCAGAAACTATTCCAATTAGATTGTCTAGTTAGTGTGGCTGTACTCATTTCTTTTTCGTTCCTTTTTTAGGGGGTCTACCTTTTTGAGACCCGTATGTTCCTTTCCCTTGTGGCATAGTTTAAAAATCGATATCTGAATTTGATAATTTTTCCATGACTTCCTGCCTATAAGAAGGATCTCTGTCATAGCGTGGGTCATTCATAGCTTCAACGAGAGCAGCTTGGCTCTTGAACCCAGGTGTTGAAGCTTTAGGAGCTTTACCTGTAAGCATTCTCCCTTCTACTCCTTGAGCATCATTGTATTTATAGTTCATAGATTGAACTGCAAAGTAAGCGGCTTGTGGATCTCCACTTTCTATCACAGCATCAAACATATCTCTTTCACTTGCATCTATATTAGATACAGCCCATGTAAGCATATCCTGATAACCCTTCTTACCACCTGTTACATCATGTAATTTTTTAACTTCTGCATTAGATAGTTTTCGTGGTTCTTCTGGTTGATTATCAGCACGATAGTTAAGATATTCCTGAGCCAATTTAGTTGGATCTAAACCCTTAAGTTTATCAAGAGTCTCCTTTTTAAAGTCACCTTTTTGTTGAGACTCCTCCCATAATGATTCAAGGAATGCCGTTTCTACTTCAGTCTTTTCTTCTTTAACTTCAGGTTCTTTAGACTTTATAGAATCTAGAGACTCCTGTTCAGGTGCTTTTTGTGTACCAATTTTAGACTCTAATTCTTTGTAAGCCTTCTCAAGTTCCTGAGCATTCTTATATTTACCAGCTAACAGGTTCTCCTGTTGTGCTTGTAGTTCTTCACCAATAGCTAGAGACTCCTGTTCATCAGGAGTTAACTCTACCTGCGGCTCTTCTCTCATTGATAATACTTCTGCCATTATTCTTCAGGTGGTTGTTGCATTAAAGGTGTTTTAGCAGCAGCAATCATTTGATCAGTTTCAATGTTTTGCTGTTCTAAGTTTTGCTGTTGTGCTTGTTCTTGTTGTAGTTCTTGCATCGATCTTACAAGATTAAGAACATCTATACCCTGAGCTACAGCTATACGTTTGATAACTTCTTCAGGATTAATGTACTGGGCTACAGCTTCTGGTCCCATTGTTTGTGAGATGATAGTCAAGAACTGACCAAGCGCATCTCTGTCTTGTCCTCTACCTAGTGCATTAATACCAGCTACAATAACTGGATTAACCATACCCTTAGGAAGTCTAGGTATGTCACCTTTCTTTTGGTGAACACTTAGTTTACGATTTAAGTATGGTACTAAGAAGTCAACAGTAAGTAAGGAGAATAAACCACCAAGCTGTTGCTCTAGTTCCATCTGTGTCATTCTAACTTCTTCCGCAGTTGTACGCTCACTCTGCCTAACCGTAAGGATAAGGAAAGCTTCGGACAGCCTACGTTCTAGCTGTTGTACCATGTTATATGCAGTTGCAAAGTCAGCAGTTTTACCTACCTGTACAACTCCAATATCTTCAGGTCGTCCTTGGACTATAGCACCGTTACCGGCTTGGGCCAGGGTGCTTGGTTTGGTTGTGCTAGAGGGTGACACTGTGAATACTACTTTAGCAGCTGCAGCACTACCCTCAACGAGAGCTTGTGACAGTGCTTCAAGTGATTTCAGATCACCTTTGAATTCTTCTACTCTACCCCGACCGTAGTCTTCACCATCCACAGTATTAAATCTGAGGACAATCCAAGGGCATGTATCAACTGGTGCTTTACCTTGTGACTTAGGGATAATATAATCGTACACCTCTTGGTGCCAAACGAATCTATTATTCTCCCTTTTCACATGAGTATAAACCTCACAGTCTTCTGTATCATCTATATCATTGTTGATATATGTACCCTTCATTTCTTTAATGTCAGGTACTAGCTCTTCTAATACTTGTTTGTTGATTAATTCTTTCGTGACAATTTCAATTACATTACCGTTACCATCACGTTCTACTGTATACCGTTGAAGCGGGAAGAGTTTAAGTCCATCTTTACCCATGAATAATAGAGCGTTACCTGCCACCACCAAATGCTTAAGAGCTTGGTGTACGACAACACGATCATCAGATGCACCAATGGCATCCATGATAGTACGTTCAATTTTTGCAAAGGCTAAGTCTAATTCAGTACGTTGCTCAGGAGGTACAGTACCTAACTGAGATTCATCAAGCTGGAGTTTAAAGAAGCTGGTTTGAGCAGGTAGTAGAGCTAACATCAACTTTGATGCTAGAGTGACTACCCCCTTCGCTCCAACGCTTTGCCACGGGGTTACTAATTTCCGCACGCCAGTGTGTGAATTATCTTCTTGAATTAGATATGGTAGTGTTAACTCAGCTGCATCTTTGGCCTCAGTTAGATACTGGGAACGATTGCTAACTAAACTGTCATACCTAGTTTTAGCTGTCATGATATGTTAAGGTTTCTAGATTCTCTAGATAAATCTGTAGTTTGTTTATATTTTTTACGTGGTCTTTTAGCTTTAATACCACGAGCTGCTTTAGTAGTTAAAGCTTGACCTGGATTAATCTTAAGACTATCACGATCTGGTTGACCAATTACTGTTCTCTCTATATCAACATCATACTGACTAGGATTACGTGTAACTGTAGGTGAACCTGGTTTCTTTGTATCATGTGGAGGAGCATCTACACCTGTTAACTGTAGGCTTTCATAGACACCTGTTGGGGAGCCACCTTGACTTAACGGTAAGTTTGCATCACGTAACCAGCCCATGTTTTGATCTAATACGCTTTTGATTTCTACATCTTGAAAGTTAAGAGCTCTTGTAGCTAACAAATCAGCCTTACCAAAGTACTGTCCTGCATCAGCGTTAGAAGCATAGTCACCCCAACTTGGATTGATATCCCTATTAGGTGATCCAGCTCCTTCAAGCCTATCGAAGAAGCTTATACCTCCAGGCATATCTGGGTTTACTGCACCAGCTTTCTGCTCATCACGTAACCATCGTTGTCCTGTAGCTGAATCACGTAACCAATCAAGTACTTCATTTCTAGTACGTTTTAAGTTGTTCTCTCCACCTATTTTTAATGATTCAATATAATCAGCAGGGTCATAATATTGATCTTGCCTGGGACGACCAGCATCTGTACCTATACCTACACTAAATCTAGGAGCATTATTTTTTTTATAGTATTCATCTGAAGCTTTTATAATTGCTGCAATAGTATCTGTAGATACATTACTATCAAATACATAAGTTTGCCAGCCTTCTGGGTCTGGATCACGACCTAATAGATCATTGTAAATTTCTTTTACTTTTTCTTCTCTAGGATTAGCGGGTTCTTGAATGGACATTACTCATCACCTCCAGCGGCTGATGCTATTGTTAAATTTGCAGGTAAATTATCTGGTTTTCTTATACTTACATTGGGTATATTAATAGTAGGAGCTTTTGGATAATCAGGTGCAGGTGTTAAGGCTTCTTTATCAGGAGTCTTATAATCGCCTACATCTATTTCTACTGGATCTGGTATTGGTGTATCCTTATCAAAGCTAGCTTCATATGGTATCCAATCTTCTACATGTTCAGAATCTGGATCTTGTAATGCAGCATGAACATACACATTAGCTTCTCTGATCTCTTTAACTGTATCAATCACTTCATCCATACCCAAAGCTTCTCGTGCCTGTTTATATATAGCACTATCAGCATAGTATCCCCAATCAATTGATTCTTCACCACCAAATGCTAGTGTTTGGAACCAACTGTTATCCATATTATCCTCGTCATCGAACCAACCTTGATCCCATTCTCCAGGTTCCATACCTTTTCTAACGATATCTAAACCCCAAGAATCTTTAGCCTTAGTATACATAGGAGGTGCTGTTTGAGTAGACTCATCATCTTGATCAGGTATCCTCCACTCAGTAAACATTTTCTCTAAAAATTTTTGTTCAATTTTTTCTAGAATTTCGTCTGTTTCCTTATCTGTGAACTCAGCACCAAGACCTATTCCAGCTGCAATTTTTTGAGTATCAGCTAAATCTAATTCACCATCTTTTCTTGGACCTTCCGGACCCCAAGTAGACCAGTAGTCTCCTTCTGTCCAGTCACTGCCAGGGGTACCAATACCTCCAGCACCTCCAATACCTGAACCTATCAGTTCTCTTAACTGTTCATCATTTGTGACAGTTGATGTAAGTCCATCATTATCTCTATTAAGCCAACTGAAATTACCTTCACCAGAGTAACCTGCACGGTCCAGTTGAAACTGCATGATCTCTTCATAAGCTTTTCTATCATACATCCAGAAACGCTCATCTCTATCAGCATTCTTACTGACTCCAGCGGATCTAATGTACCTGCCTATCTCTTGTTGAAGAGGGTTTTCTAAAGTATGTCTCCAAGAATAATAGACACCATCAACAGTAGCGTCATTACCTCTCAAGTTACCTGTAGAATTACCACGTTGTATTAATTCATTTCTTATTCTATTATATTCTGCAGTGGTATCTGCATCATCTTTGAATGAGTCTTTAATTCTAAACATATGAGAATAGATTTGATAAGTTGAATGACCACCAGCTCTTGAAGCTAGTATATCACTGTATTCAAACCTTGCATTCTTATCTAAATCTGTATCAGGATCTCCCCATTGTGTGAAGAATCTTCCACCATCTTCAGAATCATGATCAGGTGTACCAGTGCTTATCCTTTCATAAAGACCAGTATTACTGCCACCGTTACCAACTTGTTGATTAGGTCCATCTAAAACACTATCTAAGTTTGTGTGGTCATTAATCCATCTCATTACATCTTTTCTTACATCTTCTAAAGCTTGTGGTCCATCAGGTGCAGCTCGTATTAACAATTCACGGTAGTCAGCATCACCAAATTTACTACCACCTTTACCTGCAATTATATATTTAGAATCTTCTTCACTGGTATCAGGTACACCAGGTAAACCCCAGTCTGTACCTCTTATGTCATCTTCGATTGGTCCTAACTTATCCCAGCCAACAGCTTTAATTCTGTCTTTATATTCAGCCATTTCTTCAGCTGTAGGATCTCTACCAGGACCATAATCTGAATCTTTAAACCACCAGTTAACTTTAGATTCTGCTTTATCATTGAATTCGTCTGAAGTATTTAAAGAATCTGCTACTTGATCAAAGGACCAGCCTTGGTTCTCTACGAGATCTACATATCCATTAACTCCATCGGCATCTTTTGCCATTATTGTATTCGGGTCACGATACAACCATACCCTGTAGAGTTCAATGATTTGTTGTCTAGTTGACATTTAGTTTGCCTCAATACGGTTTACGATCCACTCTATAACGGATCGTTGCCCAGAGCGGTACATGATTTCTTCGGAACTCATGTCAGGAGTTGGATTAACTGCCGGGTAAACGACGTCCAACTCCTCTACTATTTTTTGTAAGTTTGGCCCAAGTATAGCCTCAAGCGTAGGATGGGAGGTTGGTGTTTGCATGTTCAAAGAATGATGGCATCCGAGCTGCCTTTGTGTCGACAAGCTGTGGAGCCTTGCCTTGATACATTAAATTGTCGCTCGTATCCAGCCAGAATTTTTTGTCCAAATACTTGTCGTAGGTACAATTACCTAGGGGTTGAAGAATCCAGTTAATGGTGGCCTTCCTAAGCTTGTCCAGACTATTACTAGGAGATAAGCCCAGCTCACGACATACAAGGCTATTAGTGGCCACGTGTATTTGTTCGTCTCGACTGATGTCGGCGCTGACAGTCCTAAGACCAGCATCGCCGTTATAACGAAAGAAGGGAAGAAGTACGAAAAATATTGCACGTTCCGCTACCAACGCTTTAGTAATTGTGTGGTCGGGATGTAGTTCCCACGCTTGGCGCAACCTGAGTGCTTCAGCTTCGGCTTCGGGGTCGGTCCCAATAGCTTCAGCAATGTATCCCAGAGCAAGGTCATGTTTCTCCTCATCTTTTACGTTAAGTCTAAGTAAGTCTCTAGCATGGTCGGGAACATTCTTCTCAAGGGCGTCCTCAATAAAGGCGCCCACTGGTAGCTCCATATGACGTATTGCGAGAGCACGGTAGATGGTTTCTTCCGCTCCATGTTTTAGTTCTCCTGCGGTTGTTTTTACAGGCGTCCAGGTTCGACGCCTACTGATTAAATTTTCGTATGGTGTTTTTCTCATTCTTGACAATCACATGTAAGGGGTTCATTTAAAATCCCCTCCAAGTATTCATCAACGTCAGTGTCTTTTAATGCTGCATACGCATCGCTCTTGTCCTGTACGTCTCCCATGACTTGGAG